CAGTCGTCAATCATCTTGCCCTTACCGCTGGATTGGGAGACGCGGCGGTAATACTCCAGCGCCTTGGCTACCCCCCCCTGCGCGATACCGGGCGTGTAGCCCTTTTTCAGCAAATCCTCGCGAACATGTTTTTCGATAAACTCCAAGTGGTTCATTGGTCAAAACTCGTTAAAAAACACCGTTGAACATCGTCACGGTACTGTCCAGAACAGCAGCCCAGCGATCGGGCGGCGCCAGCTGAATCAGCGACATAACCCCTTCCCTTATTTTTTGTTCCAAGTCCCGCAGTGGTTCGCCCAGCAACGCGGCCTGCTTTGCTTCAGAGCATTCGCGCGACGCAGCGGCCACCAGCTCCGCCCTTGTCTTGCCCTTTTTCAACCCGTACTGGCGCGCAATCTCGATCGGCATTACATCAGCGATAACAGGCGCTAACTGCTCGATGTATCCTGCATAGCGCTTCGAGTTGAACGGGTTATCCAGCCAGCGAAACAGGTTCTGCTTATTGTTCCGCGCTGAATCGCCAAGTTGCAGACCGCGCCCACCACGACGGCGCCATTCTTCAACCACCAGCTGCGCGATCGCCTCTTGCGCTTTACCTGGCAGAGTTTTCTGCCAAGCATCCACAGCGTCACGAACAGCAGCGTGAGCAGATACAGACTGACGAGATTGATTTCTGGATTTCAGTAATCCCGTTTTTGCGTAGTTATCATCCTGATAAATTTGCGTATGCATTATTTCCGTTCCGTGGTTTTGGTTGGTTTAGGTGGAAAGACGCTGTCCAGAGTGCAATCACCGCCCAGCTTGTTAAGTGCCTCGACGATTACGCGGCATTCAATCAATCCGGGATCACGCAAACTGGCTTCGTAGTTGGAGAGACGAGAGCGCCCCCAACCAAGCACTTTTGCGAACTGCGTTTGAGATAGGCCGAGCTTCTGTCGCTCGATAGAAATGTTGTTCACTGTTTTCTCCTCACAAATTGGATAAGAGAATTAGACACAAAACGTGACTAACAGTCAATAACAATACGTGAATACTTTGATTGCCACGTTTCGTGGTAGAATTTGAGGCATGAAAACAATGTCAGAAGTCATCGGCGAGAGACTTAAAGATCTCCGGACAAAGAAGAACTTAAGCCAAGCGCAACTCTCAAAGTTGTGCGGATGGGCTACGGCTTCGCGCGTGGGTAACTACGAGCTAGGCACAAGAAGCATTGGCGCAGATGATGCCGTTGTTTTGGCAAGAGTATTGGGTATTACCCCATCTGAATTACTGTTCGGTGAACCAGGGGATTCATCTCAGTGGTTGACCGATCAGCAAAGAACGATGCTCGAACTTTTTAATCAGCTTCCCGAGGCCGAGCGCGAACGCATGATCGATCTCTTTCAGCTCCGACTGAAGGAACTGGATGAATATGTGGAGAAGTATCTCAGGGGTAGGTATAAGCCCGCAGAATAGTAGTTGTTTAATTTGCACACAGCGCGAATCCAACACAGATCGGAACGCATCATATTTTTCCAGGGGAACAGTGGTTTGATCATCACTATTTTTATCATGGGATTCATATGGATAAAGACAAATCGCTACTTCCGGGTCAGCAGTTAGAAATTGATATTTTTCCTGTAAAGGAAGTAGAGAGAGAAGGTATTCAAATGGGGGTGCTCAATAATGGCTCCCCCTATCTTACTATGAGAGGTCTTGCTCGTTTGTGCGGCGTAGACTCGTCGGCAATAGTAAGACTGACTACCAACTGGATCGAAGAACGTCAAAAACCCCGCGGACAAAAAATCGATCAAATATTACTGAAGAAAGGGATTAGGCTTACTCAGTTATATTGGAATGTCACAGTAAATGGCGTTGAAGTAAGAGCCTACCCAGACTCTGTTTGCATGGCAATTCTGGAGTATTATGCCTTTGAAGCAGGGCAAATAGACAACACAACAGCTTTAAAAAACTTTAGAACACTTGCAGAGAATACACTTAGAAGATTCATCTTCTTAAGTGTAGGTATTGATCCCGAAGATCCCCAACGGGGGGCTTGGAAATGCTTTCATGAACGATTGCAATTAAATGCTCAGATTCCCTTTGGGTATTTTTCGGTGTTCAGTGAAATGGCCGATCTGACACTCAAGATGATTAATGGTGGTTTCGATTTTGGGCCAGCATCAGTTCCAGATATCAGTGTAGGTATTGGCTGGGGAAAGCACTGGTCTAGCTCAAACCTTGATGATAAATATGGAAAAAGAACTAAACACCCTCACGTTTATCCAGACTGGTTCCCACAGCATAGGGCTGGCCCTATTGAGGCATGGGTTTACCCAGATGATGCTTTAGGTGAATTTCGACGCTGGATGCAACAATCTTATCTGCCAACAAAATTCCCTGCATATATAGCAGTGAAGGCAAAAGAGGGGGCTATACCCAATTTCGACGCGGTCAAGCTACTCAACCAAGTGAAAAAGCCAGAACTCCCTAGACACTAACCCATTCCCATCCCGCTCCGGCGGGATTTTTTTTGCCTGAAATTCACGTCAAACCAACCCCTCGATCCCGATCGCATTTGTGCGCACGCGATTGACACAATTTGTGTTTGACATATCAGACACGATATGTGACTATTATTTCACACAACGCAGCAACGCTCTAACGCATAACCCGCTGAGCAATACCCCGAGTTACTCAGTGATGCGGAAGGGCTAAGTAGCCAGCCTGAGGCGCAAGAACATGACGGCAGTTGCTGGAAGTATTGAGAGCGTTTCGCGGTGTGGTAGGTAAGGGTTCGCTAGTTTTTCGAGTTTTGGAGCGAAGTAGTCCCCTGACCATGCCGACCGCACCAGCGAAACGCTCTATGTCAAACGCGCAGCAGGTTTTAGTAACGTTCCGCCAGCCGGGCGACAACGGCAAAGGTGATTATGGATAACAGCACATTCTTTAAAACGCTGGGCACCATTATCGGTTTGTACGCGGTAGCCGTGATGTTGATGGCTGGAATGATAGCGGTGATTGTCGCCGTGTTTCATGGGTGAAAGCATGATTAATCAGCAGCAGTTACGCAGAGCGCAGCGGCTAGCAGGTAAAGCGGTTCGGCAGCGCAGCAGTAAAAAATGGGATGCGGCAAATCGCATCATGGCAAGGGCCGTAAAAGGAGTTGTTTGATGGAAACACTATTTGCGCTGGTTCTCGTCATCTGTACGACTGCCGGCGAATGTCACGAAGCCGTACTCGGTGTTTACGACACGAAGCAGGATTGTGTCGCTGACATGTACGACCAGAGAGTTAACGGCGAGTGCTGGCCAGTTGAAGGGATTATCAGGGCTGACGGCCAACGGCCTACAACAAAGTAATCGAGTTTTGACCAATTGCTATTAGCTGGCGGATTGCTGGCATCAGGGAAAAAGCCACACGAACGGTGAAAGCCCGGTCCGGAGACGTAACCGGAGATTACATTGAAGTGCGCTGCTGCCGAGGTGGAAGCCCTCGGATAACCAAGAGATCAGCCGGAGTAGCGCCCGGCACACAACTCTACTGAATGAGGATGCGAGGATGGAACAAGCATACGAAGAATATTTCAACAGCCTCAAAGAAGGTGATGAGGTGTTGAGCTTCGCTGAATTTGTTGAAGCGTTGACTGGCAAAAAAGGAACCGAGTGACTTCACCCTGCGCCTACCTGCTTTATGGGCGCATGAATGAAATTACTGAATTTGATTTGGAACGCTCTCCACCTGACGGTTTCTGCGGAACTGAACGGCGTGTTCTCCTGACGCATAGAGAGTCAATGCTAAGGCCGTCCGATGGCGCGTAAACGGGGTACGCATGAACCCTCGAAAACCACGGATAAAACAGTGCCGTCCGCTCCACGTTACAGAGCACCACAATCAAAGAGCGCGGCGGGCAAAAAAGACTGCTCCACCCTCAACAAAGGAAATGCCGGTTCCTGAGGTGCACGGGGAAACCTGTCGAACAGTGGAGATTCCGCTCTTTTTGATTGTGGTGTTCTCAAGCGAGATGCAGCGCCGGCCGACGCAAAGACCCGAGAATCGGCTGAGTCACAGGTACTGGTGACCAATACCAAAACAGAGCGGCGGGAAGTAAGCGACGGTAGCGCGTCGGTGCCACAACCGAATCACGTTAGGACCGTGATAGCTGTGCCTAGAAGTACCTTGTTATTGCTGTGTGTAGTCTTTCGGCGGTGCGGTTTCTCTTTGCCAATCCGCCGCTTTTTAAAACGCAAAAACCCGCCTAAGCGGGTTAGTACGCCAACATTCCGACCAAAGAACATTGGAATCGAGTTTTGAACAATGACCACTACCTGATGGGAGCTATCAAAGTCCCGGGTAGTCTACTATCCAAAGGAGCTACAACGCAATGAATACGTATGCGTTTCTAATCAAAGCAAAAGCCAAATCAGAAAAGAAAAGTCTCTTCTGCTGGCTCTCTGCTAAATCCGACTCACGCGCAGAGCGTGAAATCATGAACGTTTTGGAAGATGCCGAGATCGCAACTGGTCGCGGCGGTGATTATAACTTGCCGCTTCGTACTGACTGGTTCGTCGTTGACGATCTCCCTGAGGAAGGCACTCTGAATGACACATGGTGTGATCGTTACGAACTGAATGATGATGGTAAATCGTGGCGCCAGATTCCTAAATCTGAACCAGCGTCAACCAATATTCAGGATGATCATGCAGCTGTCGCAGGGAAAACCGCATCGGCTCAATTATCTGACACCGCAGCAACTGACGGCACAATCACTATCGATCAAGCATCATTCGTTCAGAAAGTGCTGGGCGCCTGGTTGTTCGGCTCGTTCACTAAATTGTTTGCTGGCCAGCAGAGCGATATTTCTACGCTGCAACACGACATGGACGCGACGTATGTTCAGAACCTGCTGCTGGCACTGAATAACGCTAAAGAGCTGTTGCAGGCGCAACACGTTTTTCCTGAGACGCTTTTCAGTCTGATCGATTCCATCCAATCAGTATGGGTGCCGGACGGTAAAGCCCCGCCTGTAGGTGATATCGTTTCATTCTCGAAAGAATGGCTGAACGCGCGTAATGAAGATTCCGGCCTTGAGCGTTCGGGTCCGTATCGTTCAGAAGTTACAACGAAGTGGGCGAAAAAATCAGGTGTGCAGCGCACTGAGTCAGGGGCTATTGCTGGTGATGGTAGCAATACCGATCGCGGTTACACCCACACTTCAGACACTCTTGATATCGAAATTGCGCTATTCACGACACCATTTGATTTCGATATCTACAATATTCCCGGTCCTGTTTATCGCCGAGCCAAAGAGATTGTCGCAAATAAAGAGCAACCATTTAAAACATGGAGCCTAGCGTTGCGACCAATGCCGGGTATTTTGAATGTATCCAAAGCAGGGATAGGCGCCCTGATCCGCAAGGCTAATCAGGATGTAATTTACTTTCCTGAAAGCCTCCAGCGATATATTAATTCAACATTGACTGCTGAGTATTACACGACGGCGACACCAGAACTGTTAGCGCAGGCACGTCACACTCCCGCCAATTCATCTGAGCAAGAGAACGCCGAAACAAACGAAGAGCCAGGCACTCAGCCTCAGGTTGAAAACCTCGGCGGCGGCATGTTCTCTGTAGATGGTTTAGTGAATGAAAGCCAGCCCCCCAAACAAACACAGCCGCTATCCATCGTTGACATGGCGCGTCAGCAAGCCGCCACGAAGACGCTGAATGAAGTAAATCAACCCAGTAGCGAAGCCCCCTCCAATGAGGGAGAAAGACCAGAAAATGATGGGGTGGGCAATGTGCAGATGGAAGCGACTGGCAATCAGCAAGTCAAAACTAACCCTCAGATACCAGAAAATGAAGGCCCTGATGCGGGAACGATCGCAGACCAATCAGCGCAGACGCAGCAAGTCGAATCTGTAGCCCTTGATAACGACTCGAACGCTTTGCTTCATGAGCGGGTAGCTCGACTTGAACGCATTATTGCGACCATCGGAATTGCTTTTACTGAAGAGAGTGCGCAATGAAAAAGCATTGCGACCACTGCCTGGCTCTGCGCGAAAGCACAGATCTGAAAACGTACCCAGTAAAAGGATACATGGGCGTTTCTCAAATGTGCTTTTGCAAATATAAGTCCTGCTATCAGGACCACGTGAAGGCACGCACACCACATCGGAGACGTGCATGTTAACTCATCAATTGAATCGCGAAACAGCGCTTCAGTGTATCGCCTTGATATGCCTGAACAGCGGTTTATCGCCCAATGACCTTGAATTTATCGCGCATCAGCTCGCAGAGCATGACGCAGTTTGTGACGCCGTTACCGATGGAGAAAAGCATGCTACGAGTAATTGATACCGAAACCACCAGTTTTGAAGGTGGCATTGTTGAAATCGCAAGTGTGGATATCGTTGACGGTGTTATCTGTAATCCGATGAGCGATCTGGTTCGTCCGCCAGAAGCTATTGGCTTTGAAGCGATGGCAATACACCACATCACTGAAGACATGGTTGCCGGCGCTCCGTTAATTTCAGAAGTGATTGGTAAATATCTGGGTGCTGATGCGTATGTTGCGCACAACGCGGCATTCGATAAATCGAAACTACCTCAGATCGATTCGCCGTGGATTTGTACGATGAAGTTAGCGCGCAAATTGTTTCCCGAACATGCCAGCCATAGCAATCAGTATCTTCGTTACAGCCTCGGCCTTAAGCCTGAAGTACCTGAGGGTCTGTATGCGCATCGCGCGCTGTATGACTGCTATGTCACAGCGGAACTGCTGATTTACATGGGTAGAGCGGCTCAATGGACCATGCGGGAAATGCGGGAAATCACCAACAGCCCCTCCCTTCTTCATGCAATGCGCTTCGGTAAGCACAAAGGAAAAACCTTTGCCGAGCTATCGAAAGAGGACCCGGGCTATCTGCGCTGGTTGATTGGCAGTGACATGGATGAAGACATTAAACACACCGCCAAGCACTGGTTAGGCGGAGGTATCTAATGGGTACGCCAGTCTTGATCCTGGGTGATTCGGGTGCGGGGAAATCTTACAGCTTGCGTAACTTCAATCCAGACGAAGTAATGCTGCTTCAGTGCATACCGAAGATGCTGCCATTCAAATCAGTGGGGTGGAAACTGCACGGCAAATTACTGCCCGATGGCACGAAACAGCGCGGGAACGTTCTGCGCGCTGACGAATGGGAAATTGTGCTGGATACGATTTATCGCATGGTGAAATCACCGACACGCCGCGTGCTGATCATTGACGATTTTCAAGTTGTCATGCAACACGAAAACATGAATCGAGCCTATCAGACGGGATATGCAAAGTTCACTGAAATGGCGGATCACGTCTGGCGAATCATTACTGCGGCGACGCAATTACCCGATGACTTTCGTGTTTACTTTCTGGCTCACACAGAAGAGAGCGAAGGGAAAATCAGGATGAAAACCACAGGGAAAATGCTCAATGAAAAGCTTACGCCCGAGGGTTATTTCTCAATCGTCCTGAGAGCCATCAAGAAAGATGGCAAGCACGTATTTCTGATAAAAGGCGATGACAACGACACTGCCAAAGCGCCACCTGACATGTTCCCGGATAAAACGGAAATGGATAACGACCTGAAAGCGGTCGATGTGGCTATCACCGAATTTATGACCGAATTATAAGGACCGAAAATGAATCAACCAAACCAACCAATGAGTTTTACCTGGAACACCGAAGCGGCGGAAATGGCTAAAAAGGCGGGTGCGTCTGGCGGCATCGGTGAAACGGGTGCATATGAAGGCGTCATAACGTCTGCAATCTACACGTTCGGCCGTGACGGGAGTAAGTCGCAGGCGCTTGAACTCTCATTCGACTCTAACGGCTCCAAAGCAAACTATTTGCGCATTAATTTTGTCGGAAAAGAGGGTGGGCAAACATTTGGAATGGGGCTGGTCTCTGCTCTCCTGTGGGTTGCCCAGGTCAAGCAGGCGCAGCCAATGCAGGTGCCAACATCCGAAGGGTTTGAATGGCACTGCCCTGCACTGGAAGGGAAAAAAGTAGGATTGTTTTTGCAGAAGGTCCTGTACACGAAACAAGACCTGTCAGACGGATATAAGTTTGAAGTGCGCCACGTATTCCAACCCGGAACGCGCCGGACATACGCGGAACATGCCGAGAACGCACCAGCTGAAGTGGTCGCTAATCTGGAAGCCTCAATGAAAGATAAGGATGAACGCACCCATGACAATCGACAGTCAGCGTCCCCGTATGGTGTGAGTCGGTCTAATCCGTACGCGCATGATCCGCAAAACAGCATCCCAAACTCTCGCTTGCAACAAGCAGCAGCGCAGAGTCAGGTGGTGGATTTTGATGACGATATCCCGTTCTGAGATTGACCTTATTAGTGGGGAGGTTCGCCCTCCCCGCTAAAACTGATTATGAGAAATCTAAATCACCCAAATTTATTGCATAACGTAATGAGGCAAATATGGGAAAGCTCATCACGCTGAATGAATGGTGCGAACGCCATTATTCAAAAGACAGCCTGCCGAAAATACAGACGCTACAACGCTGGGCGCGAGCTGGGAAAATTTACCCAGCACCAGAAAAGCATGGTCGAGAATATCGAGTTAGCGAAGATGCTATATATATCAACCCGAAAGATTACAAGCTGTCGCGCCGGATAATTGCCGAAAGAAAAGGCTTTAATTCAGATTTAGTGAGGAGAATTATTAATGGCAAGGACGACAAGGTATGACGCTAACTTGCCGCGTAACCTCACGTATCGTAAGAAATACAAATCATTTTATTGGCGAAATCCGTTAACGGGAAAAGAAATATCTCTTGGACAGATCGCGCGCAGGGATGCGGTTAGCCAGGCTATAGAGGCAAATAGTTTTATCGAGCAGAATTTCTCCCCTGTCGCTCTTATTGAAAAACTAAAAGTAAGGCACGAACTTACGATGACTGAATGGCTTGAACGTTACGATGTTATTATTAAGCGCCGAGACTTGACTGCTAACACTTACAAAGCACGCGCTGGACAGCTTTCTACAATTCAGCAATCGCTGGGAGATAAAATACTAAATAAAGTAACCACGAAGGATATCGCTGGGTTTTTGGAGATTTATTTGCAGCAAGAAAAGTTGTCAATGGCCGCAGGTTTCCGGTCTGTTTTATCTGATATTTTCCGCGAAGCTATTGTTGAGGGGCATATCGACAATAATCCAGTGCTGCCAACGCGAACACCCCAGCCGAACGTAAAGCGAGAGAGGCTGGAGCTTGAGCAATATAAAGCTATTCGCATCGCTGCTGAAAAGCAGTCCTTGTGGTTTCAGTTGGCGATGGATTTAGCACTCGTCACCGGTCAGCGCCGAGAGGATGTTGCTGCAATTAAATTCAGCGATATTGTTGATGATCGGCTACTCATCGAACAGGGGAAAACCGGAAACAAACTGGCTATCCCTCTCGACCTGACAATCGATGCTATAGGGCTACGTTTATGCGATGTCATTGAGCAATGCCGTAATGCCAGCAGTACGGATTACATGATTAGCGTCGGCATTAGAAAAAATAGCCCCAACGGAGCTGTAGAACTCAATGGGCTAACAAAGGGGTTTGTTAAAGCGAGAAATGCGTCAGGTATTGAACTGAGTGAGAAGCCACCAACCTTTCATGAGATAAGAAGTCTGGCTGGCAGGTTGTATGAGAAGGGGCGCGGAAAGGAGTTTGCGCAAAAGTTACTTGGTCACAAATCAGTAAAAATGACAGAGAAATATCTGGATACGAGAGGTAAAGATTACGTCTATTTATAAAAGACCGTATATCGAATTTCGTGGATTTTTCGTGTATTTTCGTGTAAATAAAAAATAAACCATTAAAAATCAATAAATTAAAAAAAGACCGAATACGATTCCTGTATTCGGTCTAGGGAAATGGCTCTTGGGAGAGCCGTGCGCTAAAAGTTGGCATTTATACAAGCTGCACTAGCCTTGTACCTTAAGCGTAGCCAACTCCACCGCGTTTTCCAGCTTCAACCCGTTCGTAATTATCACAAATGGAACAGATTTCACACTTTACCTTAACCAGATGGAAGTAATTAGTTAACATTAAATAGGTAAATCAATCGCTTCATGGCTTACCCTCTGGCAAGCATAATTGCTCTGCTCGCTCGATAAATGGCTGAAGGCTTTTCTTCTGTCCAGGGTGCTTAGGATCGTCCAGCCAAATCACGTCTATCGGTTGTGCACTTACCTGCCCGGACTTCATCTGCTCAATAGCAATATCGTTTAGCGGATATTGCATCAGCGTCCCAGTATGTAAGGCATACAGCGCATTGCCGGGGCGACAAATCAGTTGAACTTCTTCGCGCGTAAAAGCCCAGCGATCTCCATATTCCAGCCGGCTGATATTTGCCAGTTTGGCGGCAGCAAAAGCATTCGCAGAAAGTGAGGTAAGCACGATTGATAGCAAAAATTTCTTCATCATGGTATTCCCGACATGCGTATTCAGACAATGATGTGTGTGAGTTTTGCAGCCTTATCCAGATCACAGAAAGACAGCATCAAACCTTATAAAACATAAAGTTGTATATCACTACTCACGCGATCATAGCGACAGAGAGAGATGAAGTCGAGCGCGAAGCAAAGAATAAAATCGACTGTGCGATATAAATAGGAAGGTCGTTCGAGGAAAGAAATGACGGGATAAAAAGAATATTATCCCGCGTTATTCAAATGCACATTGACTGACAAAAGCGTCGATTGCCGTTAGGCTGACGGTGCCGCCGCAGACATTTTTTTCAAGTCCTGATCGATGAAGAACAGACCGCCTTCACTCGCTTTGACCAGAGCTAATTTGTCCAGGATAGAACGGAACAGTTTTTCTTCTTCATGCTGTTCGGCCACGTACCATTGCAGGAAATTAAATGTAGAGTAATCCTGCAAAGCCATCGCTGCATGTGCCAGCTCATTAATTTTTGCTGTAATCAACTGTTCATGTTCATAGGTCAACTTGAAGACATCAGCCAGTGAATCAAAATCAATCGGCGGTGCAGCAATCGCACCTAACACAGGCAGGCTTCCCGTATCATCCAGATAGTCAAACAGGCGCTGCATGTGCTGCATTTCTTCCTGAGAATGTGTCTTCAGGAAACTCGATGCGCCTTCAAAACCTTTGTCACCGCACCATGCACTCATTTGCAAATACAAATTCGCGGAATAAAACTCCAGATTAAGTTGCTCATTCAGCTTCTGAATCATTTCTTTTTTTAACAT